CTAAATCTTACCGCGCTGCAAGTAAGCAAGCGGCTTCGTGACACGATAGACCGCCCGCTTGGCTACCGAAGGCGACACATCATACTTGACAGATAGAGCCCTATACGTGACACCCCCCTCCTGATACTCCCGCACAAGAGCTAATTCATCCTCCGAACTCAGCGCCCGATCCCTCCCAGGCAACCTACCCCGAGCACGCGCCGCAAGCTGGCCAGCAATCGACCGCTCCCTGATCATCGACCGCTCAAGCTGGGCCACTGCGCCAAGAATCTGGATCACGAACATGCCCATGCTGTTCGTCGTGTCAAGAGGTTCCGTCACGCTCTTGACCGAAGCGCCAACACGTTCCAAGTGCCGAAGTATGTCGAGCAGATCGAACAGGCTCCGCGCCACTCGGTCAATCTTGTAGACAACCAAAACATCACCCTTGCCGAGTGCATCAAGACACCGCGCCAACTCAGGCCGACCGCGACGACTGGCACCGCTGGCCTTCTCCTCATAAACGACCTCGCAACCGAGATGCTTCAAGGCATCAAGTTGCAAAGCAGTGTCTTGCTCCTGCGTGCTGACACGCGCATAACCAATGAACATCAAAACCCTCCTATAAAGTTCAAAAGCCCTGCCGCAAACACGGGCCCTTTAAGAGGTGACGACTTGCCCATTGACCACAGCTAATCAAACATCACCGGCGACACACACAAGCCGCGCCACCTAAGAACGCCCCTTGCCTCTTAGGTGGTAGATGCATGGGTATCAGCGAGACGAACGAAACGATGCGGCATCAGGACGGCTATCAACCGCGACAACTTCCTGCCGCGTATACATGCCGCCGCCGCCGCTACGCTCACCGCCAGCAATGGCGCGTTGATCACGCTCCGAAACCATGCCGGGCGGATCGGTCGGCCAAGACGTGGCGAGAGCTTCCCAGTCGCCAGCCGAAAGCAGTACCACATCATCGATGACCTTCACATCAACGCCGATAGCGCGCAGTTGATCCAAACCGATACGCTCAATGACTTGCGAGCCAGCAATCCACTCAACAACGCCGCCAGTGTGGCCACGGAAGGACATGACGCCGGCAAGACGGATACGGCCCTTGCTGTTCAGGTCCGCAACGTACTGCTGTGCAAAGCCTTTTTTAACGGCAGGCGCCGGAGCACTGGCCGGAGCGAGCTGCACGCTCTGAGAGCCTATAGGAAGCATTGGCGAGGCATTGGCAAAAACTGCCTTTTTCGGTAGTGGCGCAGGATGGAAATACGACCGCAACGACATAGCGCCCCAAAGCGCAAGGCCCAACAGCACAGGCACACCGAACCGGAAGGCCCATGATCCCCAAAGCCGAACGCGACTATCAGTGTAGGTTTCGGTGTTGATGTCGGTGCTTGTATGGCTGCTGTAGGTGCCGAAAAACTTCGGGTCATACTTGCCAACCTTGGTAGTAACCTTCACAAACTTGTCGTCACCCTGGCCCTTGAAGATCGTCACTCGGTAACGTTTCGAAGTGCCCAACGCGGTCAGCTTGAGGAAGCCAAATTTTTGATCGACACGCCGCCGCCACAGCGGCATCACGTCCTTGAGTGACTGGCCCATGAGCAGGATGTCCATGCCTCGATGCCGATGCTCAGAAACAAACTCCGTCAGGCTTTCGCTGGCCCTCCAGCGCAAACCCCACCAGCTTTGAGCTTCGTCGAAAACGTGCAAAGCATTGTCCCGGACATGGGTCAACCAATCGCCATCAATAGGGACATCTTTGCGGCCTACCTTGGAAGTACCAGGCCGCATCTGATCGCGAGTCAGCGGGTGCAGCAACTGCCGCACATCATCAACACCAAGGCCCGAAGCTTCTGCAATACGCTCGACATTCAGGCCCTCAATATAGGCTACAACTTCACGGCCCTTCTGCAAGGCCGGAATGATCTGAGTAACCATCGCCTCATAACTCTTGCCTGCACCTGGCAAGCCCTCAAAAAACAGGATTGCCATGTCTCACCACTGGAACAGAGTCACAAATTTACGCACCAGCCGAAAGGCATAACCAGCGCCAATGATGCCGAGCGCAGCCGGAACACCCGCCGATGAGACGAACCAAAGAACGCCAGGATCAAGTCCGCCCCAAGACTGCGCAAGACCACCCGCGAACCAATCAGGAACAGGAATAGCGGCAATCAGCTCCGCAAATGCGCCAACAATACCATCAACAGCAGCAATGAATATATCGGATATAAAATCCCAAACCGGAGAAAAAAGGGATTTAATTAAATCCCAAAGCCATTTAGTGAATTTAGCAAGCATTATTCAATTGCGACTCTAAATGCAAAAAACGAAGCGCAAACAAACAAGACCATGCGCAACATAGACAAAGCATTAACAACAAAATCCGAACAAATGACAGAAAAGTCAACAGTGGCATTCAATACAGGAATCACACCACTAATATGCGGACAGGAGCCGCCCTCAGGAACAGAAAGGAAATTAGAAACACCTCTGCCAATGCCAGACTCTTGAAGCTTGGAACTTGCATCGGAAAACACTTGCTTAAAAGTGCGATCTTTTTTTTGGTAAAAGCTGGAGGGATCATCCGAATAAAGTCCATCATCATTGCAATCAATCGAACCATCTGGACAAGCGTCCTTATTTTGATTGTCTTGTCCATCACTGGAGACTGAGCCTGAGCCACCGCCAGAACCGTCGCCGGGCTTGTCATTACTACCAGTGCCATCGCCGCCATCCCCATCACCACTACCACCAGCACCATCGCCCGGTTTGTCCCCGCCAGTACCGCCGCCAGTGTCACCGTCACCAATATCACCGCTGCCAGTATCACCACTGCCAGTATCACCACCAGTATTGCCGCTGCCTGTATTGCCATTTTCAGGTTTATTGGTGGTAGGGTTCTTCGGATCATCAGAGGTAGAGCAAGTCGCCCCAGACGACTTGTAAGGAAATTTGAAATAATATGGCGTCCAATCATCTATAACAGAACCATCCCAACGCATGATTGGATCACTAAAATCAGACGAAAAATCATAATCAAAAGAACAGCCGGCATCACATACATGAATGGAAGGGACGACATCATCGTTCCTTTCGGAATACTCGCCAGCACCAGAAGGTTTAAGCCAGCCAGAAAAAACTTCAAATATCTTAGACTGGCCAACTTCACATTTATCAGGAACGCACTGATTATCGCGCTCAACAGAACCAGAAATACAAATGCAAGCTTGAATAGCAACAGAATAAGATGAATTAATTGGGCAGGAACGAATAACGCCAGACTGGAGAGTGCCAGTAAAATCAGCGTTACTATGAATAAAACACACGCCGCCAGACCCACCAGACATCAAGCCAGATGAATCGTAACCAGAAAATGCCGGAAAAGCAGCAAGAGCCAAAGGAACCCAAGAAGCACAAGCAGATGCGGGGGAAGAAAAACCAGATGCCGCAGGGAGAGTAATCCCTGAAAAAGTAACGGATTCATAACTATAAACAGGTGGGAACGCGGCAAAAGAAAAAGACGAGACAATATAAAACAAAACACCCAACAAAAAACGATGAATTTTAAGCATTCCACAAACCCGCCACAACCGCCACACCGCAAACGACCCCGCAAAAAAACGCCATGATCAACCACATACCCGAGCCCTCCCTTTGAAATGCTCAGGTATATGTCCCGTGTGCACCCGGGACAAGATCAATTAGCCGAAGAAGCCAATAATTTTTTTCGCGCCCCACTTGATGGCGCCCGGAACCACCATCAAGGCAGCGACGGCCAGAATAGCCGTGCCCACGGTGTCAAGGTTAATCGAAGAAGTCAGGCTGGAAAAATCCATGTATTTACCTCATTTAAACATGCGAAGGACTGCCCCAGCACCCCATGCCATGCAGAAGGTGCCTACCACCAAAGAGAACCCTATCCCCCAGACAGTCCCAAAATCGGCAGGGGAAGGGAATGCAACACCGGTCAGCGCAGATAGCTCCTGACCAGTAATCAGAACAACCGCACAGCCCGCCAAGTCAGCAGGCTGGACAGCCGCCGCGACAATCGCGCCCGCTTGACTAACATCCGCACAGATCATTTATTTGTGGGCGTCCGACTTGGCGACCGGAAGAATGTCGGTCACTTCCTCTTCGCGCTTGCCGAAGCGCATCACGTGGCCGATAGTGACGTCGGCCATAAAGGGCGGCTGCAGTTGTTTAATCTTCTGAATCACGTCCAGCGAACATCGAAACGTGGTGCCCATCAGACCCTTTGCAATACCATCGTCTGAGAACGACGGTGCAAGGTTGACGATGGTGTGAACCTGGGCCATCTCATAAGGCTTGCCGGTCTTGCTGCTGACGCCTTGGCTTCCCTCGAAGCCAACGATTTGCATCTTGGTCATGCTGATTTCCTTTCAAGTTGGCCGATAACGTTCGGCCAGGTCACGCCAGCCGCCACGCTGGACAACGAGACCCGCCGAGGAAGGCCGATAACGCGCATTTCCTCGATCAGATCGGCATCAGTGACACCAGCTTCCGCCGAGCAGGTATGCAAGACCTTCCCGTAACAGCGGCGCAGGTGGTAGAGCAGATGAGCGAGAGTCGTCTCGCCACCCGTTTGCAAAGTCGGAATGGCCTCCCCAGCTTGCTCCAGCATGTCGGACAGGGCTGGGTAGCATCCGCAAAAAAAAACGTCCCTATCGGTCAATACGTCGAAGGGGATCACCCGGTCGCGGTTGCCAAGCTGAACCTCAAAGCGTGTCCAGTCGCTGGCAGCGTCGCCAAGTTGCTTGCCCTTCTCATAGACGCGCAACATCTTCCCGTTTTTGGCGCTACCAACGTAGAGCGTGCGGCCAGCTTTGCCGCCGAGCCAATCACCGGCAAGACTTGTCGCCGGAGGGCGTCCCGAAAGCTGAAAGCCGCCCATGTGGTACACGTCGAGCGCCTCCTCGATGCTGTGCTCACCTTCGAGGAAATCGACGGCCAAATCAACCCGCGTCAGTTTGGCATCGAGGCTTTCCAGCAGATCACGAACGCCCTCCCAGTCGCGCACAAGCTGACAGCCAACGCCGGTCAACTGGAGTAGCCAACGGCCTTGCTGAGACGCCCCGCCCCAAGCAAGACTACCGATGGCGCTGGACGTGGAACCATGCTTAGCGTGCAGCGTCATGGACTCTTTGAACCCGATCAGGCCACGCCCCTCAACCGCAAAGACAGGACGGCCAAGCATCCGCCCGAACAACTGAACAAAACCGGCATGAGACATCGAAGGAGCCGGGAAGGTGGCATTAAGCCAGTCCACTTTTGCGGCCTGCTCTCCGTGGATACTTTCCCCCCGTGTTACAGGACGGGGGGAACGGCCCGCCCCGGCGCCCGCCGACGCCGCGCGCTGCGCTCGCGTCGCCGCCGTGCGCCGGTTCGCGCCTTGGTTGCCGTCATGGTTGGCCGAGGATGAATTGGTCACGATGAGCGATCCTCAACGGAAAAGGAACAACGAACAGCCAGGTCTACCAACCACTGAGAGAAAGCAGGCGTCGTACGTTCGCGCTCAGCCTTGCCCATCCGTTCGACAGGGCAAGACGGATAGCCCATGAAAAACGGAATCTGTGGAAGGTCAAGCATTCCAGCGCCAACGATGTAAAGCCATGTACGTTTTTCCGCACGATGACCCCACCAAACCTGATTAACCGGCAATGTCCAGCCGCCGAACTCATCAAAGAAACCAGGTCGTGGCAAGCCAGCGACAGACCACAACGTAGAGCCGGCAGGATGCTCAAGCACGCCGCCAAATATGCGCACCATTGCCAATGCATGGATAGCAAGTTGCTTTTCATCGGCGCGCGGCTTTGAAAAACTACGCAGCCTGCCCCATGCACGGCACGGAGGATGAGCCACAACCGGACACCCACCAGGCCACAAACGCGCATCACGATCAATGTCCCACACATCACAGCCAGGCAGAGACTTATAAAAACTGTCAGAACGAGCGTAAAGAACAGCAATCACGATAAGACCTCCTCGCCTGCACAAGCGCAACGACCATCAAGGCCAGAGCACTGGCGCACGCGGTCAGGACGGTAATAGGACAAGCCGATGAAGGGCTGGACAAGCTCAACACGGAAAAAATCAATGCCGGTCGGCGTTGTCCAGGCGTCATCGATGCAACCGCAGGCGGTGGCACCGGAAACCTTGACCTGCACGAACTGGACAAGGACTTCGCGGCGCTGCGCGGCCTCATGGCAGCGCCGGGCGTGATCGGCAAAGGTGTAGGTCATGCACGCTCCTCAATGAAGTCCTCCAACTGAGAACGCTTCACCAACCGAGAGGACAAACGACCATCACTGCCTCTATGAACGATTCCAACGTACTGCAAGGTTAAGAAATCGGCGACAGAGCGCCACGCAGAAGCATTGCGATGTTCAGGCGTGGCGGTTCCTATATGCTCGGAGCTTTGGATGGAGGAACCAAAATGAAACAGTGGTTTGCTATTGTTTTGATAGCTTTCGCGATGGCTGGAAACGTTGCCGCGAAAGCCTACAAGTGCGAGCAAGACGGAAAGACCGTTTTCACAGACACGCCATGCTCGATAGAACAAGGCCCGGAAGTCAAACCAAAACCAAATAACGCGCCGGACTACACGCCCATCGTCAACGCCGCCAGAGATGGGCTCAGCACTACTTACCGCACACTCGGAGCCAACGCACTCAGCGTCAACGCAGCCAACGCCGAAGCAATCACCAAAGCCGCAAGCATCGAACTGACCCGCGCCCTGATCTTCATGGCCGCAGCTTCCGCATTGATAGCCATCATCGGCTTGTGGATCGCCTACATGATCATCAAGGCCGCAGTCCGAAACGGCATCAAAGAGTCCAGATTGATAGACGCAGTAGGAAGACTTGCCCCCGTGGACAGAACCAACTTGCCTAGCTGGAAGAAGACCGACTGA